TTCCTGCCTGCTTTCTCTGTAATCTCTACCACTTGGTTCAGTACCAAGATCATTAAAACTGGCACCACCAGCACTAACGTTTGGGCCCGGTCCTGTTCTACCTTTACTAACACCAGGAGTCGTAACTTTACCAAAATCTGCCATAGAAGCATCAGCTCCTCCTTTGAAGTGTCTTCTATGAGTTATTCTTTTATCTATTGACATTATCTTCTACCATCTGGTTGTGCATCTAATCTAAGTGTGCCATATCTCCATGACTCACCTACTGCTGTATTAGCTATCTGTACAGAAACTAATCTGCCTCTAGCTCTTGTATCTACCTTATCAGTCGTAGAAGTTATTGTAAAGGGTCCAAGTGGTGAGCTAACAGCTACATCATCTGGATAACTACTTACAAATAAAGTTACTTGAGCATTACCTGTTTGGTATTTAAAATCAGGTATAAATCTTTTTACAGACATAAAAAATTCTCCATCACCTCTGTAATCAGCAACCCCTGTTGCCTGACCCAAGGCGCTCTTACGTGAGGTAATATCCCAATCTCCAGACCTAATAAAAGCATCTATAGAAGTTGTACCTGCACTGTTCACTTGATCGGTTCCTACTTCATGAGCATAGTAAATACTAGCTCCATATTTATTTGTAATACCTAATATATCAGGGAATACAGGTGTACCATTGTCTACATAATCAGTTGCATAAGGAGCATTAAACACCCCTTGATCTTGATAAGTAGTTCTATCTAGTGATGAAGTAGTCCAAACATTTTCTGAGTAATTATAAGTTACACATCTATCAACTTGTTCAGATCCATCTTTTGGATAAAACCAATTTATTTCTGTGTATAAAGAATTAGGTGAAGAATAGATAACATCTCTTGAATTTAAATTAATACCTAGGTTATCTCCATCTGTACTAAATACAAAATCTTCTACAAGAGATGGTAATGATTTAACTGTACCATCATAAACAAAAAAACCACCTTCCGCTGACATCCACCATACAGCACCATTTGCATAAGACATAGCATGTTGACCAATACATCCACAGTTGGTACCTACTTGTCTAACGGAAAAAGTAAAAGGTGGACCAACAAATTGAATTACATAAGCTGCAAGATCAGTTGATACAAAGATATAATCTTTACCTTGTATAGCTGCTCTAATTTCATTACCAGTATCTAATCTAAACGTACCGGCTGTGTTAGTTGCTGTCGGTGCATATGTATTTAAATCTTCTTGATTTGAAAATCTTACAAACATAGGGTCTTGTGTTGTAGGGTCCCCTATAGTTGTTTCTGTCCCAAGATGGAACACATGTCTATCTCTGTCTGATACAATAGAAATTCTAGTAGCCGTTGGATTATTTGTTGTTTGAAAATTACTTGTTGATTGTGATGCTCTCGTTCCTCTAGGAGAAGATGCTCCAGCGTTCCATGTAAAAGTTTTACCATTAAATATTGTAGCAACTAATACTTCACCAAAGTTATCAAGACTCCAGTTTCCTGCATCTAGAGTCACGTCACTTATTGTTCGTTCCGTTCCCCAAGTAGAATCTCCCCATAAATAAGTTCCCCAACCATAACCACTTGTCTGAGTAGTCGGTCCCACTTCAACATAAGGATTAACAGTCGCTGCACCTACTGCAGTCATACCAGACCCCCCTTCAGCTCTTACAGCTTGCACTGTAAATTTATCCACAGTCGCAACTGTTAAAATTTCATAAACTACTTCTAATTCTGCAGCTGTGAAATCTGATGCTCCTGTAACAGTCACACCTGATAAAGTCACATATCTTCCCACAGCTAAACCATGTGATCCTTTATTAACTTGTAAAACATTTGAACCATTAACAGTTGTCAATGTACATCCTGTAATAGCTGTATCTAAGGGTGTAATGTCAAAAAAGTCATTACCATAATATAAAAACAAACCTTGAGAGGTTCCAATAGCAGTATATTTTTCACCTGCAAAAGAAGTAAAAGCGTGTTGTTTTCTAGCTGCCCCTGGTAGTGTCTTTGATGCAGCTGTTAATTGATTCCAGCCACCTATTTTTTCAGGTAATCCATATCTAAATCTAACAAAATCACCATCTGTCCATTGCCCTTCGGCACCAGATTCTGTATCTTGTTTATTAAAACCAGGCTTGAAATTTAATTTTTGTAGCATATAGTAGCTTATATATCAGTTTTATAAAGAATGAAAGTATCATAATTATGGACCATTTGGAAGCAATTGTAGAAATTAAAAGTGTAATTAATCCAGATATTATAGAAAAAACTATGTCTTTAATAGATGCTAAAGCAAAAAAAAATTTATCTATTAGAGGTAATGTTGTAAATAAAAATATAAGAAATGTTAAGGGATATCATTTAAATTTTAAAACACCTACTAATATGTTTTATTTTAATTATTTAAAAAAAGAAATTGAAAGATTATATAAATTTTATAAAGTAAAATTTCCAAAATTTGCTTCAAATAAAATTAGTCAAATAGATTTATTAAAATATTTACCTGGAGGTAAATACGAAATACATACTGATCATTATAGTTCTACTCCAAGGCATTTAAGTATAATTATGAATTTAAATAATAATTATAAGGGAGGTGATTTAATTTTTACTGATCAAAAAGAAAAAGAAATTAAACGATTAAAATTAGATCAAGGTTCGATTGTATTCTTTCCAAGTAATTTTATGTATCCTCATATTATTGAACCTATAACAAAAGGAATAAGGTATAGCGTAGTTGCATGGTTAAAGTAATAAAAAATTTTTTTAATAAAGAAGAATTAAATCTTCTTCAAAAATATTGTTATAATAAATTAGATGAAGATAAATACTATGAACTAGACGATGGCCAAGCTTTCTCCCCTGCTTGGTATTACGATCCTTTAATGAATGCTTTTTTAGATGTAAAATTACCTGTTGTAGAAAAAAAATCTAATTTAAAATTATTTCCTACTTATGCTTATTGGAGATATTATGTATTAGGAGCAACTTTAGATACACACAGAGATAGACATGCGTGTGAAATATCAGTAACTGCGTGTATTAAAAAATACGATAATTGGCCTTTAACAATAGAAAATAAAAAAATTGAATTAAAAGAAGGAGAAGCATTATTATATAATGGTCACCACCAAAAACATGGTAGACCTGGTGTTTATAAAGGAGAAGGTATGGCTCAAGTTTTTTTACATTACGTTAATCAACATGGTCCTTTTACTCATCATGCATATGATAATCATATTAAAAACTTATGAATGAAAAATTAGTAAATATAAATAATTTTATAGGTGTGTATGATAATTACATTATGCCAGAAGAATGTAATAAAGCTATTAAATTATATGAAGATCAAAATAAATTTAATAATACTATTAATAGAATAGGTTTTGAAAAATCATCTATACTCCAAAAACAAGATCAACAATTTTTTGCAGCACCTAATAATTTAAATGTATGGTGGGAGTCTTTAAAATCAATGATGATAAATTTTGACTTGGCTTGGAATCATTATGTAAAAAATGTAGGTGCAGATGCTGCTTATGATGGAGGACCTTTTCATTTTACAGATTTAAAAATACAAAAAACATTACCTACGGAGGGTTATCATGTTTGGCATATAGAACATGGTAAAGGTTACGAAAATGAACCAAGAGCTTTTGTTTTTTCAATATATTTAAATGATGTAGAAGAAGGAGGAGAAACAGAATTCTTACATTTTTCAAAAAGAGTAAAGCCTAAAACAGGTAGAATAGTTATTTGGCCGGCAGGTTTTCCTTATATACATAGAGGTAATCCACCACTCTCCGGTGAAAAATATATTTTAACCTCTTGGATGATGTTAAGATAATGAATAAATACATAAAGTGTATAAATTATCTAGTATCTAAAAAAACTAATACCATTCCACATGGAAATAAAAATTTATTTCAGCATCTAATAAATGTCTATGACAAATTAAGAAAATGGAATTGTCATGAAGACATTTGCTATGCTGGATTATTTCATTCTATTTATGGTAATGATAGTTTTACTTTTAAAACAGAGACAGATAGAGAAATAATTAAAAAATTAATTGGTAAAAAAGCAGAATTATTAGTTTATTTATATAATCAAGATAGATATCAAAATAAACAACTACAAACAATATCTTTAGCTAATGAGTTAGATCAAAATTTTATTTATGTACTAGATAATTATTTTGATAAAGAAGACTCATCAAAAATTTATTTTTATTTTAGAGATATAGTTTCTTGGAAATTTATAGGTTCTGGTAAAGATAATTCTAAATGGAGAAAATTTAAATATGACTTAATGTTTAAGAATAAAATTGAAAATAAATTTAAGAAAGATACGGAAAACATTTTAAAAAACTTAAAATTTTTTAATTTATTAGAGTTAGAACGAGCTTACGCCAGTGCTAATCCTTATGGCACTGTACATGAATCTCACAGAGATTATGATATAAATTCAAATGGAGGTATAACTGTAATGTATTATTTAAATAACAATTGGGATTTAAGTTTAGGAGGAGAAACAGTTTTTTACGATATAAATAAATATGATATTCAGAAAAGCGTTATACCAAAACCAGGCAGGGTTGTAGTTTTTGATGGTTTAATAGAGCATTGTGCTAGAGATACTATTAGAAATTTTAATGATTTAAGAATGGTATTAACTTTCAAATATAAAATAAATGATAAAAATTATAGATAATTTTTTTGAAAACATTTTATTTCAAAATGTAAAAAATCATGTTGTGAATAAATTATATTATGAACCAAGATATCTAGCTAACAAAGAAAAAAATAAAGAGAATCATTATGGAAGTAGATTTATTTTATTAAATGATTTAAAATTATTAGACACTTTAACTAAACAAGCTGAAAAAAAATTTAAAATTAAAATAAAAAAAATGCATAAAGATAGTGGTGTAGACATAAGAAATTTACATCATTTTATACCTCACATGGATAATGATATAGGTTCAAAAATAAATGTATTGATTATGTTAAATGGACCAACTGCAGTTACCAACGGAACTGTTTTTTATACAGATAATGAATTAGATATTCATGTGGGTTTTAGAGAAAACAGAGCTGTTTTATTTCCTTC